TGCCTGTACTAATGGGTATGCTTGGTCTTGGCGCTATGCGCTCTTATGAAAAAACCAAGGGCGTATCGAGGGAAAAGTAAATGGCGTATTACGTTGGTACACGACAGTTTCCTAGTGTCTACGCAGCCGTTAGGTACTTAGCAGCTAATCCTCAACCGGGAGTTAGCATTACGTCTGCGCCTGTACAAACTAAACCCGCACCTCCGACAAAATCAGGGATGCTTACGTCCCCTTCATTACCTCCTAGGCAAACACCGGGAGACTCTGGTCCGTTTGATCCAGACGGTGGCCCAGTGGGTGGTCCGCCTAAGAGAACACCAGCACCAGCTCCAGCACCAGCACCAGCACCTGCTCCAGCACCTGCTCCTGCTCCTGCTCCTGCTCCAGCTCCAGCTCCAGCACCAGCTCCTGCTCCGGCACCTGCTCCGGCACCTGCTCCAGCACCTGCTCCAGCACCTGCTCCGGCTCCAATACCTACCCCACCGTCTGTTGGAAGCCCAGTTGCGGTCGGGTCAGGCGGAATGTTAGGTTTTACTGGAGATACTGGAGGAGTTTTAGGCGACGGTTTTGATGATATTCCTTCGTATAGAAACCCAGATGGTTCTATAAACTTAGAAAGCTTAATGCAATATCTTCGTTCTAGGTCTTCTGATTTAGAAGAAATAATGGCGGCGGGTACTCCGGGAGAATACGAGCTAACAATTGGTGGTCCAGACAGGGACAGCCCATTAGCTCAAATTTATGCTAGTATTATCGGCAGAGCTAATGATGTTCCTCCAGAAGTTTTAGCAGACGAAACAAGACGACAAGTTTTTATTAACGAAGAGTTTGGTAGGATTCTTCGAGAAATAGAAGAGGCCGGTGGATGGGAAGCTTGGGCTGAAGCTAACGACATAGACTTAGACGAAGACGAAGAAGTCATTGATATTGGTGACGACGACACTACTGCAGGAGAAGATGAAGCAGAACGTATAAAAGACGAAGCTGCAGAAAGAGCTAAGGATGAAGAAGCAGAACGACGTAAGGACGAAGAAGCTGAACGAAGAAAGGACGAGGAAGCCGAACGTATAAAGGACGCTGAAGAGGCTGAACGCATTAAGGACGAAGAAACTGCGGAAAGAGCTAAGGATGCTGCTGAAGCGGAACGCATTAAAGACGAAGAAGAGGCTGAACGTGTTAAAGACGCTGAAGAAGCCGAAAGAGTCAAGGATGAAGCCGCAGAGCGTCAAAAGGACGCTGAGGAAGCCGAAAGAATAAAAGACGCTGAAGCTGCTAAAGATGCTGAGGAAGCAGAACGTCAGAAAGACGAGGAAGCTGAAAGAGTCAAAGATGCTGAGGAAGCCGAAAGAGCTAAAGACGAAGCTGCTGAACGTGCTAAGGATGCTGAAGAAGCTGAGCGTCAAAAAGACGCAGAGCGAGCCAAAGATGAAGAAGCTGCCGAAAGAGAAAAAGATGAGGCTGCTGAAAGACAAAAGGACGCCGAAGAAGCAGAAAGAGTAAAAGACGAGGCTGCAGAAAGAGCCAAGGACGAAGAAGCTGAAGAAGCTAAAGATGCTGCTGAACAAGCAGAGAAAGACGCTCAGGCTGCAGAGGATGCTAAGGACGCTGAAGCTGCTAAAGACGCTGAAGCTGCTGAACGCCGTAAAGACGAAGAAGCAGAGAGAGTTAAGGATGCTGAGGAAGCCGAAAGAGCTAAAGACGAATCTGCAGAAAGAGCCAAGGACGCTGCTGAAGCAGAAAGAGTAAAAGACGAAGAAGCTGCAGAAAGACAGAAGGACGCCGAAGAAGCAGAGAGAGTTAAGGATGAGCGAGCAGCAGAACAACAAAAGGATGCTGAGGCAGCTGAACGTGAAAAAGACGAGGCTGCAGAAAGACGTAAGGACGCTGAAGAAGCTGAACGTGTAAAAGACGAGCAAGCGGCAGAACGCCGTAAGGATGCTGAGGAAGCAGAGAGAGCCAAGGACGAAGCTGCTGAACGTACTAAGGATGCTGAGGCAGAACGTCAGAAGGACGAAGTTTTTGCTGAAGATGAAAAAGATGCTGAACGTGATAAAGACCGTGAAGCCGAAAGAGTCAAAGACGAAGAAACAGAACGTGCTAAGGACGCTGAAGTAGAAAAAGACGCTGAAACAGAAAAAGACAACAAAGAACAGCAAGCTGCTGAAGAAGCTGCTGCAGAAGATTTAGCTAAAGAAACTGAAGAAGAGTTTAAAGACATACAGGCTGAAGAAGACGCTAAAGACGCAGAAACTAGAGGTAAAGAAGCAGAAGCACAAAAAGACTCTGATGCTGAACGTGAAGAAAAAGAAGCGGAAAGAGACAAAGACGCAGAAAGGGCTAAGGACGAAAGAGCAGCTGAAGAAGCTAAGGATGCCGAAGCGGAACGAGAAAAAGATGCAGAAGCAGACAAGGACGCTGAAGCACGAAAGGACGAAAGAGCCGCTGAAGAAGCTAAGGATGCTGAAGCAGAACGTCAGAAAGATGCTGAAGCAGAGCAAGAGAAAGACGAAAGAGCCGCTGAAGAAGCTAAGGATGCTGAAGAGGCAGAACGTCAGAAAGACGAAGAAGCTGCTACCGCAGAAAGGGAAAAAGACGAAGCTGAAGCTGAAAGAGTCAAAGATGAAGAAGCTGCCGAAGTAGAAAAGGACGCTGAAATAGACAAAGATGCTGAAGTAGAGAAGGATGCTGAAGCAGATAAAGATATTGCAGCCGCCGAAGCTGCTGAAGCTGAAAAAGATGCTGAAACTGCAAAAGATGCTGAAGCAGATAAAGATGCTGAAGTAGAAAAAGACGCAGAACCTAGGAAAGACGCTGAGGCAGAAAAAGACGCTAGAGACGACGAAGTAACTGAGCCACCAAATCAGGTACCAATAAATTACGAAGATTTTATTGACCAATTCCCCGATGTTGATACAGAAGGCGAAGCTACTTGGACTGATCCAGAAACAGGAGACGTTTACGTAATAAACTACCCGCCTGATCTAGACACTACAGAGCCTGAAGGAGGTCCTGATGGTGGAGGCGGTGGCGGTTCTGTCGGAGACGAAGGAGACCCCGCTGGAGACGATACTGTAGTAGACGACCCCTCTGGTGGTGATGGTGATCCTATAGGAGATGACGACGAACCAACAGGCATTCCTGATTTTTATGAAGTAAGAAGTGACGGAACGGTAGTAACTATACTTGATCCAGACACACCTCTTGATCCTTCTGAAATTCCTCCTTGGGTTGATACACAAACTCCCGGAACTTACCCCGAAAGTGGCCCTGATCTTGATCCTGACGTAACTATAGACCCACAGCCAGGCACCGGAGACACCGGAGGAGGCGGTACTACCTTCCCATTCCCCGGTAGTGGTGGAACTGGAGGCGGTGGAGGCACTGGTGGCACTGGCGGTGGAACCGGGACTGGAACAGGTACTGGAGACGGCTCAGGAACAGGTACTGGAACAGGTACGGGTACAGGCGACGGTGATGGTGATGGCGACGGTGACGGCTCAGGAGGAGGAGGTATGTTAACTGGGGGAGGTGGTTCTTCTCAGGTATCTGTTCCTGTAAGCGGTTTAGGTTTACAACAAACAAAAATGATTTTACCACCTAAGAAAGACTACATGGCTGCACTTGACGGTCTACTTTCTGAATTTTTTAAATAAACGGACACCTCATTATTATGACGTATTTAAATATAGTAAACAACGTACTACGTCGTCTTCGTGAAGATGAAGTAACGTCTGTACAAGAAAGTACCTACAGCAAAATGGTAGGGGACTTTGTTAACGACGCAAAAAGAATTGTAGAAGATTCTTGGGACTGGTCGGCGTTGCGTACAACACTAACGATTACAACAACTGCTGACGTTTTTAACTATGTGCTTACTGGTAGTCAAAACAGAATTAAAGCACTTAACGTTATAAACGACACAGCTAACTTGTTTATGGAGTACAAGACAGCTACATTCTTTGACGAAGCGTACTTAATTTCAGACCCACGTACTGGAGCACCTACGTACTACACGTACAACGGTGTTGACAGTAACGGCGACACTCAGATAGATATTTATCCAACACCAGAAAAAGCGTACACCATTCGTTTTAACTGTGTAAAAAGAACAGCAGACTTGTCGGCAAACGACGACCAACTAACAATACCTGCTATGCCAGTGTTACATTTGGCTGTTGCGTTGTTGGCTCGTGAGCGTGGAGAAACTGGCGGTACGTCGGCTCCTGAGTACTTTAACATTGCTAATCAGTACTTGTCTGATGCTATTGCTTTAGACGCCCAAAAGCACCCAGAAGAAGTAGTCTTCTACACGCCGTGAGGTAGCTATGGCTCAACAATTACAAAGCATTAATCTTGTAGCGCCAGCCTTTAAGGGGATCAACACAGAAGATTCTCCGTTGGCTCAGGACCCTTCGTTTGCTGAAATTGCGGACAACGCAGTTATTGACAAGCGTGGGCGTATTGCTGCACGTAAGGGGCATGACGTCATTACGACAGATAAGACTGTATTAGGCACAGCGTCTCTTAGGGCAATTAAAGAGTTTAAAGACGACTCTGGTAACACCAAAGTTTTTTCTGTAGGCAACAATAAGATCATTAGCGGCACAACTACACTCGCTGATGAGACGCCCGGCAGTTACACCATTACTGCAGACAACTGGAAGATGGTAAACTTCAACGACAAAATTTACTTTTTCCAGCGTAGTTATGAACCCCTTGTGTACGACAACGCAGGAGGCTCTGTAGTTAAGCTAAGTACAGTTTCTGGCGCTGCTGGCGTTACGTCCGCTATTTACGGTAACGAAGTTCTAGCAGCTTACGGTAGGCTCTGGACGGCAGACTTTGGTACTAATAAGTCTACTATCTACTGGTCTGACTTGTTAATAGGCCATGACTGGTCAGGAGGCACCAGTGGTAGTATAAACATTTCTAAAGTGTGGCCTGACGGTCACGACGAAATTGTTGCACTGGCTGCACACAATGGTGCCTTAATTATCTTCGGTAAGCATAGTATTGTTGTTTACGGTAACGCCGAAGCACCAGCAGAGATGGCTTTGTCAGACACTGTAGCAGGTGTCGGCTGCGTCGACCGTGACACCGTACAGTACACTGGTTCTGACGTGTTGTTTTTGTCGCATACAGGACTTAAGAGTTTTGGTAGGACAATTCAAGAAAAGTCCATGCCAATTAGCAGTCTGTCCGACACTATTACTAAAGACATCATTAGCTTGTTACAGAACGAAACAGAGTTTTACAGGTCTGTATATAGTCCTGAAGAAGGTTTCTACCTGTTGTCTTTTGTAGGCCAGAACGTTACGTATTGTTTTGACGTAAGAGGTACGTTGGAAAACGGTTCTTATCGTGCAACACGTTGGCCCGGCACTGGGTTTACGTCTTATGGTAGGCTTGAGGACGGCACACTGTACATAGGCACTACAGAAGGTATTAGTAAGTACGACGGCTACAGCGACAACGGAACCAAGTATCGTTTTAAGTACTACAGTCCGGGTCTGACATTTGGTGACCCGTCAATGCTAAAAAGAGTCAAGAAGATTAGACCAACTTTGGTGGGCGCTAACAGTGCTACAGTATTCCTAAAGTGGGCCTATGACTTCGACACATTCTACAGAACTGCAGAGTTTACTGTAGGCAACCAACAACCCGCTTTTTACAACGAAGACGAATTCAACGTGGGGGAGTTTACTGGTGGTGAACTTACGTCACGTAGGGCAGTCAACGCTACAGGAGGCGGCGGTGTTATTACTATCGGTCTGGAGGCAGATATTAATGGTTTTGCTTTGTCTCTACAGGAAATCAACGTATTAGTTTTAAAAGGTAAAGTACTATGAGCAACTATAGTAAAACTACTGACTTTGCCGCTAAAGACAGTCTACCTTCCGGGGACAG